CTAACCCTAACCCTAACCCTAACACTGAACCCCAACCTCAACCTAAAGTCTGCAACTGCTCACTAAAGAAAGACCTACCACTAGGAGTAGACAAGACTGTAGCCAAATTACTACCCGGCACTCATCACCTTAAGCTATGCAACATGTTTGTTCACTACATTGTAGTAGATTGGATAGGTTTAGGTCTAGACACTAACCATAATACTAATCAGTACTGTGATTGTAATCACGAACCACAGACTAAAGGTTATGCAGAAACATCAAACCAACGAACATTTGTTGATGATCTAGCTGCAATCATTAACTATCATGGCATTGACACTAAACTAGACACACCAGACACTACACTGGCTAACTTCCTAGTAGGTGAACTACGAAGACTACAGTATGAAAAGGAAAACCCAACTAAACACTGGTCCTATCCAGTAGAACCTAAAGAGTACGGTATTTTTATATTGTCTACCTCAGACAGAGAATACTTAAAGAACAACCCATTAACTCAAAAACAAAAGGCTATACTTGACAGTATACTAGAACCAATCAATAATCTACAGTATGGTGATCATTCAGCAGAAACCTGTAAAGCTAAACAACCCACACCAAACTTTGAAGGTGAACCTCATCTACCTCTAGACCATACGATGTAGTACCACAACCATCACAAGACTAATTGGCCTAGCAATAGGCACCTACGGTTTAGATGAACGATATCTATTTCACCCAACCACAAAGGATACACCAACAATGTCTACTCAAACACCATTGAAGAAAGCTATCACAGGATTGCTTGCAGGTTTCACCTATGTACCTATAGACCTTATGGAGTTTGCCAATTTCAAACAAAAAGCTTACGATGCTCATGTAGGATATGTTTTTGGAGGTAAAGACCCTAACCTTGGGTCTGGCACCATAGGTTTCTCTGGGATAGACTGTTCAGGATGGTTCCGTACACTAGCAGACTACTCTACTCATGGTATACTTCAGAGTGCAGGACTACCAGACGGTTCATACACTCAAGCACAATGGCTTATAGATCAAGGGTTTAAGCACCACGTAATCAATTCCAGCCAACAGTATAACGATGCTGCAACAATCTCACCTACAGACCCTAGCTACAACTTGCTGAGAGTATGCTTCCACTACCCTAATGGTCGTGGTGGTGACAACACTGGACACGTTTGGATGGATACTCATGACCATAGCGTTGAGAGTTATGGTGGACATGGACCCGGCGAAGAACACATCACTGCATCGTGGTTTGAGGAACATTGTGATCTAGTAGTAGTACTAGGACCACTACTATCTAACACAGACTTTAGTTATCCTGTGAGTGGTTACTAGTATAAATCATTCCCAGAGAAAAATGTGGGCCATTCCACTAAACTGTAGAGCCAAACCTCGAAGAGAAGTCTAGATGGATAGCGTAGTAGAGGCTGGCTCTGCTATAATGTGCGGCAACAGTGGTGGTGGCTGTTGTCGTACACAGGGTATAGAGCGTTGATTGCCTGAAGTCTAGGAAGTTACGGGCCTTAACTTTATGGAAGTGTCCCCTATACCCTGCGAGTAAGGGCGATTAGGACGGTCGCCCTGCTCGAAAAGGATCTAAACACTATGGCAACACTAAGAAATTACACTCCACAACAACTAAAGGATATGAACGCTCCGCCCGGAAGACGTAAACATCTAATAGAGCGAGACATTACACCTGCACAGATAGGTAAATTGTACATCAAACGTAATGATAAACAACTACGTGATGCACCTGTGGCCTACACTGAAGATGGAAAAAGGGTTTTTGCTTACAATGATGAACAACAACCTATATGCTACTCTAGACGCCCCGGCGTAATAGACCCTGTAACACAAGAAAATGCTAGATGCCAGTCTATGGCTATAATGGATAATGGCAGATGTTTTAGGCACGGGGGTAAAGCACTAACAGGATCACTACACCCTAGAGCTACTCACCTAAGAACATCAGAGAGTATGCCTTCACACTTGAAGTCAGACTTTCAACGAGCATTAAATGATCCAGACCTACTATCCCTAAACCATGAGATAGCCCTTCAAGATGTACGTATCAACACTTTGAAGGAAGGTCTAGGCTTTGATGTAGACTACAACACTAGAAAGAAACTAAACAACCTAATCACTAGCTTGGCTGATAAGTTAACAGACGATGGGGAAATAACAGAAGACTTTCTAAAGGTGTTAGTGGATGTCTATCGTAAAGGCATAAACCAAGAACATACATGGAAACAGATAGACATTGCTACAGAACAGCGTAGACGACTTGTAGACACTGCACACCACCGTGAACGTGATCTTAAGACAATGATTAAAGCCGATCAAGCCATGGCTTTGATTACTGGAATAGCAGCTACATGTAAAGAGTGTATAGGTTATTTCATGAACGCTGTTAATGAGAAGTACATTCTCATCAAAAGGGATCAAGCAGGATTAACACCTGATGCTAAACTCTTGTTAGAAGAGTTTAAAGTGACAGGTATTGATGTATCACTGAAGATGGACTTCCTATCTAATGTAGCTACAGGCTTGAGTAGTCTTATTAGTAAACCTAGAGACAGCATCATAGGTACTTCAAGTGATAGCAGAGAGAAAAGTGTTGTAGCCATTAGCCCTCCACCATTACCTGTTAGTGATCACCCTAAACCCAGTGCAGCCTCTAGTGCTAAAGCAGGTCAACTAAACAGGGCTAATGCTATTATAAACGCTAGACTAGCAGCACAATCAAAACAATCAGAACCAATAGAACTGGAAGATGATTAGTTAAATAAAGTTTCGACTATATATAATACACATAGTCGGATTGACAGCAAATAACCTTTGATGGGGTAAGTGGTAGCCAAAAACAAACCTCACCCATCAAACGGGCATATAAACAGACCTAGAGTAGAGACTGTGGACCTCTATCCCTAGCTGCTATATGCCCGACACAAATGAAAGGAAACTTTAGCATGAAGAATATCAGGTCGCCGATAGTGTCTATACTAGTTCTAGGACTATGTATAGCAGCATCAGTTTTTATTGCAGCGCCTATACTGCAAGTAAAATCTGTAAGCGCACAGTCTATGAACTCAGGACAGAAGTATGACATTGCAAACCTTGCAAAAGTAATTGCACAATACTCGTCAGGCAATACACTAGATAACTTTCTAGTAAATGGCCCTATAGCAGGGCAGTTCATCCCACAGGGACCATTCACAGTAGCAGGGGCTACAGTTCCTGCACCTACATACATTACAGGTTGGTCGCTTTACAATAAAGCAGCCTATCCTGTATACTTACACTTGTATAACAAGGCTACAGTTCCAGTATGTGGAACTGATGTCCCGGTTATAACAATTGAACTTCCCGCTACTTCAACCACTTCAGACACCCTTAAGTTAGGACAAGCCATCCTTTTTATAGAAGGATTTGGTTACTCTCTATCTAAAGGTTATGCTGACACAGATAACGTATCCGCTGCATCAGGTGATGTAGTCGGTTACATCAGTTGGAAAAGTGGATCTACTTAGACACAAGTCTAGCCTCTTCTAACCAAGAGGCTAGCATAATTTACTCCCAGAGAAAGGGCCACCACAATGTCTTGGTCAATTCGCTCGAAAGGTCCGCGTCTTGCTGTGCTCGCACAGATACTTGCTATGCCTAGTTATCAAGCACAACAGGAAAATGCTAAATACTGTATTATCTCAGAACTATCTAAGGATCAGTCTTGGGGTAATACAGGTGTAGACGTTACAGCCTACGGTCATTCAGGTAAAGATAGCCAGAGTGACCTACTAGAACGTCACGCATCAGTGAACATCTCTATCACGCACTTTAGAATAGAAGATGTAGATGAAGCAACCTTTACGGTACCTAAAGTTGAGGAACCGTATACTAAACCTAAGCCCGGTACTGAAGACAATGGGCAGAATGAAGAGTAATAACCACAATGGCAACCCCAACCGCAAACCCTCTACTGAAACTGAAACTTAATGGTTTTGAGAAATGGGCAGTATCTCAACTCTTTGGTTCACAGTGGCAGACTAAGATCTGGAACTCTGTCACACAATCTATAGACAAGTGGGTAACAACTCAGTCTACAGTGAACAGCTCAACTATACAGTCGTTTGTTACAGCCCATGTTGATGACTTCATCAACGCAGCACTTGGAGGAAACCCATTCCTAGCATCGTTTGCAGACATGGCTATAAACTCTATGATCAGTCCTCTGGTTAATGGACTTATGGCTTATGTTCAAAATGAAGCTGCATCTCTCGTAGGGTCTGCTTTACCACCACCAACAGCAGTATAAGGATTACTCAGGAGTTTACACTCCTTTACTCCTTAGTAATACTCAGTAGAGATTATAGCCCTATAGTCTCTACTGTTTTTAAACACCACCACACAATACTTTTCAGGAGCAGTCTCATGGCATACAGTAGGATGCTCGATCTAATGGATGGAGATACTCTACTAGAAACAGCCATTAGAGAGTTAACCACACAGTTAAGTCCAGATACAAATGTTGCAGGAACTCGACATACACCACGTCGTTTACCTCTTTCTACTTATGTAGAAGAAACCTCCAAGTTAATCCTAGAGCCTTGGCAAAACCACATGTGCCGACGGCTAGAAAAACTTACCCACCAAAAAGGCCAAAGAGTACTTATACACAAACCACCACAGCACGGAGGATCTATTGTAGTATCACAGCGTTTACCCTCTTACCTAATAGGTGATGACCCTACTACAAGAGTTGCGCTAGCTGGTTATAACATTGATCACTCTAGAGAGTTTACTGGTGTCAATAAAGTCATCATGCAAGGTGCTGACTACAAAGAGATGTTTCCGGAAGCAGACACTAGGATACCTACAAAATGCTCAGATGAAAAGTTCTCTACAGTAGCTAGACGTAAATACAATGACAGCCAATGGTCACTAATAGCTCTAGGGTTACAAACAGGGTTCGTTGGTCGTGGTGCAGACCATTTAATTATTGACGACCCATACGCTAGTCCACAACAAGCAGCTTCTGCATTGATACGTAAAAACGTTTGGGATTTCTGGGCTAAAGGTGCTAAGGTTCGTATTGATGATAATGCAAACGTTATAGTTATGTTTCACAGATATGACGATGACGATTTTGTAGGGCAGCTTATTAGAGAAGAGGGTCTACAGTACCACGGTGGAGTTTGGGAACTTGTATCCTATAGGGCAGAGTGGGACGGCGACGAACGCATGGAAGTCGGTGGTCCAGACCCTATGAAACGGAAGATAGGTGAATACCTCTCTCCCAGAAAATCACGACAAGCCGGGTATTATCGCGAAATGAAGCGAAACCCCGCTGTATGGCTCTCACAGTTCCAAGGAAAGCCATCTAAAGAAGAAGGCAACTTCTTCTCTATCAAATCTCTAAGGGTTATCAAGAAGATACCTATGGGCGTCACTATCATCAAATACTGTAGAGCATGGGATATAGCTTCTACAGAAGATGGTGACTGGACTGTAGGTGTCTTAATGGGACTGGGTGATGACGACTATGTGTATATCATTGATGTACTAAGGTTTAGAGATAACACGGATCTTAGAAACAAAAAGATACGTTACGCTGCTAAAGAAGACAGAAGAAAATATAAGAACGTAAACATTAGGTTTGCTATTGACCCAGGTGGGGCTGGTAAAGATCAAGCTGTAATGTTTAGAAAGCTTCTTAAAGGTTTCATTATCATCTTCAAGCATGTGCCTAATGAAGACAAACCAACTAGAGCCGATCCATATTCTAACTACGTAAATGCAGGACTAGTAAGGCTAGTGTTTACTGGGGAAGATGTACTTGAGAAAGGTGAAGACGGAGAATACGTATCTTGGATACCTCCATACATCGAAGAGTTAAGGGTATTTCCCGGCGGTCCTAATACTAAGAAGGACCAAGTAGACGCTAGTGCTGATGCGTTCTCAGAGATTGCGCTAGAAATTGATGAACTACCCGGAGAGGACTTTGACACTGTAGGGTTTAGTGGAGAAGATATGGACATGAGAGAAAGAAACTCTCAGGGCTATACTCTGGCTGAGATCCTAGATGATAATGATTTTATAGAGGTAGACTACTATGGCAATCCTGAAGACTTCGACGGGCAAACGTATAGCTATAACACGAAAATCGAAACAGCAAGATCTTTCAAACCCCGCACAAGGCGCGAGAAAAAAGATGTTGGGAAAGCTCCGAACAAACGTTACAGATATAAACGAGCAGCTAACGGTTGATCGTACTGAGACACTAAACTCTTTTAGAAACATCATAAACTTTAGAAACTATGCTATGGGTAGACAAGATGTTACCTTAACTATGGATCAACAGAGAATGATGGAAGGTGTTTTAGGCCACGAGTATTGCGATAACGTTTGTGGACAAATCCTCAGTGAACATGCTGATCGACTTGAACTAAAGGGTATACTGTGTAAAGATGATAGTACACAAACTTGGATAAACATGTTCTGGCAGAAGTCTAAGTTTGATGACTTACAGCAACGTACACATCGTAACACTATACGGGATGGAAACTTCTGTCTCATGGTTGAGTACAACTATGAAAAAGAAAAGATAATAATCCATAGAGAAAAGTGGTGGGATGGTTTTACAGGAGTGTTCATAGGCTACGATGCTTATGGTGAAATGCTATACGCCGTTAAGGAATGGGATAGCCCAATTGGTAAGAGACGTACAGTTTACTATGAAGGTGGTATCGAACGCTATCTAGCAAATGGTCTAGGTAACTGGCTACCTTTTGTTGTAGCTGATGACATAGCTAGTGGCTATACTACAGCAGGTACACAAGCAGGTGTTCAACCAGCAGGTACTGAACCTGTAGCTATACCCTATGTTGATGAAGATGGCCAACCACTAAGTATACCCTTTATCCACTTCTCTAACCCATCTGATGAGTTTGAAAACTACGGAGCATCTATACTTGACGGTGGTGGTTTAGGCTCACAAGATCAAATCAACGACACTCAATATGATATCTCTGCTGCTGCTAGAATGACAGGATACCAACGTACATGGTCTAAAGGCTATAAACTACAGACCATTAATGGTAAACGTGTTAGGCCAAAGACTGGACCTGGCACACATTATCATGCTGATGAAGAAGAAGCAGCATGGGGAACTATAGAGCCGGGTGATCCTACTCAACTACTAGCAGTGTATAAACTTAAGGTTGAAAGTTTCTGTCGAAGTACTGGCACACCTTATAATGCAATCTCTGGTAACTGGCCTTCAGGCGAAAGTGTATACATGCTTGAGCAACCTATAAGAGGTAGAACAAAGGCTAGACAAAAGAGGTTCAAACCAGCATGGGTAGAGGTTATGCATCGTTGTATAGAACTAGAGAATACCTTCGGTGAAGGTGGACTTGATGAAGATGCAATGTTGACCGCAGACTATGCAGATGCTGGTGATAGAGACCCATTAGCACTTGCAATGGCTGATCTATCCTTCTGGCAAGGTGCTGATGCTGCTGTAGCTGCTGGACTTCCATTAGCTACATACTTAAGGGTAGTAGCTGGATGGGATGAAGAACTACTTCAAGACCTAGAGAATGATGTAGCTAAACAGCTATCACAGAACTTATCTGATCTAAAGGATCAACAGAATGTTATTAACCCAACACCTTCCGCTAGCAGAGGAAAAACAAAAACAGGACCAACAAACGTTAACGGCAATAAAGCCTCAACTACAGCTAACAAAAAGAAGCCTTATTCAAAAGCGGTCTAGTAAACCGAAAGCTAAAGGCTTACCTACAGTATGGGATCATTCCCAGAGAGAAAAACTCGCGGCAATCTCGCAGAAAGATATAGACGCGGCACATTCCTATTTTGTGACAAACTCTATTATCAGATACAACAACCTACTTAGTGCAGAAGGGAGTACAACATAACTCATGCCTAGCTTTACCTACTCCACCAAAAGTAAACGCTACCATGATACTACTACAGGACGATATGTTGGGAGGGTTGAAGTTCGTAAAGAACTAGACAGTATCATTGATCAATCATCCGCTGAAATGCAGTATTGGACTTTAAATCTACGTAACGGCTACTCAAGTATTGCTGAATGGCAAACGCTAATGGCCGGTGAGATAAAGAACCTACAGATTGTAATGTCTGTTGCTGCTAATGGTGGATGGGAACAAATGGACCCTGAAGACTACTCTAGACTTGAGGGTTACATTGCAGAACAGTACCAGTATCTTCAAGGCTTTGCTGAAGATATCTACACTGGTAAACAACTACCTAATGGTTCAATGGCTGTGAGGGCATCACTATACGCTGAAGCATCTAGACAAACCTATGAGAATGAAAGACGTATACTAGAGACAGAAGCAGGTTCTACTCAAGAGTTAAACATTCTAGGTGGGGCTGATCACTGTATAGACTGCACTGATATGACAGGCGAAGGATGGGTACCGATAGGTACTCTTATTCCTATAGGGTTGAGGATATGCCAAGCTAGATGTCATTGTACCATTATCTACCGAGTTGGCCCTGACGATAAGCTAGGGTCTGAGATTGAAACATTCTAAAGGAGAATAAACATTATGTGGGGGAATAGACTAGGACACGAACGAGGTATATACTTTGAGGCACCAAAGGATGGTGGTAGTGATAAACCTGCTGACAAGCCAGCAGACAAACCTGCTGATAAACCAGCCGATGGAGACAAGACTAAAGACAAGGATGTACCAACAGACGAAGAAGGTGATGATGAAGAGTTTGATGACAGTCAACTAGATGAGAAGACAAAGAAAGAACTAGCTAAACGAACTGCTGCTTCAGCAGAGAAAGCTAGACTAAAGTTACTAGCTGATCAAAAGGCTACTTCTGATAAAGAGGCTGCTGACAAACTAGAAGCTGATAGGCAAAAGGCTATAACTGATGGTAACCTAAAGGATGCTCTAAAGCTTACTGAGACTGATAGAGACAGTTGGAAACAGAAGTATGAGGATCTCCTAAAGACTACATCAAAACAGTCTGATGAGAATACTAGACTTCAGATGGCAGCTAAGTACAAACTTCCTGATGGGTACCATAAGATGTTAGGATCTGACCCTGAAGAGTATGAGGCTAATGCTAAACTACTTGCTAAGGATCTAGGTAACAAACATAAAGGTCCTAGCCTTGAGGGTGGTAACAATAATGCTTCTGCTTCAGTAGATAAGCAGAGACAAGCTGCTGCTGCTACTGTAAAGAAAAAGTTCGCGTTCTAAAGAAAGGAATAGAAAGTAATGACACTCGTTGTTAAGTCTGCTAGTGGAGTTTCCCTAGCAACACAATTTCCGGACAATAACCACCGGATAGGACCATTTGGTGCATTTGGTGGTTGTGTAGGAGAGACCATAGACTTTGGAGACTTCTGTACTGTAATGTCTGATGGCTCTGTAATGAGAGCACTTGAGGATCAGACAGGTACTACAGCAGCAGTTAACGATGTACAGACTATGAGTTGTAACCAACCAAGTGGAAATATACTTGGTACATCAACTTATGTCCTAGGGTTTAGAGGAGTATATACTGCCCCTCTCGCACCTGCTAACACTAGTGGAGATGTACAGACTGCGATGCAGGGTCTGAGTTCAGTAGGTGCAGGAAACATGACAGTTAGCGGAGCATTCCCTAACTTTGTATTTACTGCGGCTAGTGGACTAGCTGGACAAGAACTTGAGCTAATTGAAGTAGACTCTAGTCTTCTTGACAGTACTGATCCTCAGCCAGCAGTACTCAGTATGGTACATACAACTGTAGGACAGCCTGTAGGTGCATCAGGTGCAGAACAGTCTGCATCTAGAGTACGTGGTATCGCTGTTATCAAAACAAAGAGAGGCGAACCAATTACTCTATATGATGCTGTCATCATGAGCTATAGTGATGACCTTCTTACTCCCGGAGCAGACCTATACCTGTCAGGTACTGTACCTGGTGGACTAGACACTGCACCAACATTAACAGGCCAAAAGCCTATAGCGTTTGCTATGGACACACAGAGAATATATGTGTATGCTATCCGCTAGTATCTAGTGTATAGGTAGGTAACAAACAGAAAGAGGATTATTACTATGTCTTTGCCTAACTTTGGCACAAATACCTCGTGGGATACCCTAGCTTCTTCACAGCAAAGTATCCCAACGTTTGGTATTGAACATGCGTGGGATGCAGTAGCATCTCTACTCAACACTTACAACGAACAGTCTAGACTGTTTCTTGATAAGTTTGTTGGGCGGAGTACAGACCGACTGAGACTTTATGGTGGATCAATTACCATGAAGATGCAGCGTATAGATGAAATGGGAGTTGCAAACCCACAGAAAAGCAAAAAGTTCTCTAGGGTTGGTTTCCCTCTAGAGGACTACGGTATTGCCTTGCAATGGTCAAGACTATACTGGAAGAATAAGAATGCTTCAGAACTAGCTGCACAGATTGATGCTGCGGTTACTGCTGATAAGATCGCGCTTATTGCTCACATAAAGCTAGCCATGATGATGGGTATCAACTATTCATTTCCTGACTACTTGGTAGACCATGTTGATGGTACGTTTGTACTGCCTATAAAGGCTCTAGTCAATGCTGATGGTGCAAACATACCTCCCGGACCAAACGGTGAAATCTATGACCCACTTGTACACAACCACTACCTAGCCTCTGCGGGAGTTACAAACTCCTTCTTAGCCGCTCTAGTAGAAACGGTAGTAGAGCATGAAGCTGATGGACAGTGTACAGTCTGGATTAACAGAGCAGACCTACCAGCAGTATCTGCACTGGCAGACTTCAAGGCTCTGGTTGAAACTCACGTTATTCGTGCCAACAACCAAGAGTATGGAGATGGTGTTCTAGACCCTATTCCTGTAAACAACCGACTTGTCGGTTTCTTCAGGGGATCTGAAGTTTGGGTTAAACCCTACATGCTACAGGGCTACATATGGTCATTCATGGAGAACACCAAAAAGCCTGCGGTCGTGATGCGTGTTCGCGGTACTCAGCCTAATGGTGGCCCTGAAGCTGAAGGTGCTGGTGAATTAGGTATAGCGTATGAGGATGAGAAGTTCCCGCTATATGGTAAGGAATGGCGTAGAGAGTTTGGTATGGGTATCTACTACCGCACATCAGCGGCCGTTGGATATATCAACGGTTCCACTTACGTTATGCCAAGTCCTGCACTGCTAGGATTGTAATTAGATTAAGTGTAGTGTTTAGTCTATAGATACTACACTATAATCATTCCCAGAAAAAGCGGACCCACCGCTTAAAGGAGTTCTGAAATGCCGGTACTGAAAGATAAAGTAGCATCTACTGTGGATAAGGTGAGAACCGGAAAGTCACAGATACCAGTGAAGAAAGCAAAGTCTGATATACCTGTTGTTAGAATGGTATCTCAGGCTAGTGTCTATGACCCTACTGAAGATTGGGATGTTGAACACAATGGGAGTATTGATCCAGACACTGGTGCTCCACTCTATGATCAAAGTCCTGTAAAGGGTGGGCTTATTATAGCCCATAACTATCGTCACACTAAACTTGGTGAGACTGTAAATGCTGAAGGACATGAGATTGATGTTGATGACATTGATCCTAAAACCAACAAGCCTAGAGTGCTTGATCCTGACAGATATGTGGACGACGAACCTAACGCTTAATGTAAAGGAGGGAGAGAACTAATGTCTAATGTAGGATCATTAATGGCTTTAACAAAGAATGTAGATTTAAATGTAACATTCACACTTACAAGTCCTAACATTATAGTGACACAACCAGATGGCACTATATACTCTGCGGTAGCATCTATCTCTCCCTCCGGTACAAGTCCTACTGGACAAAAGTTTACTGCAATGTTTGTGCCTACTATGGGTGGATTACATCAAGGTAGGTTTCAAGGAATAGTTAGTGGACAGACTGTAAACTTTACATTTATATTTTTTGTTCCATGGACCGATGTTTTTTCGGTGGCCCGTAATCTTCTGGGAACGAATATACAACAGATGCCGGATTGTAAACTAGACTATGAGTATGCCAACCTTGTACTGAAGATGGCTACTTATGCAGGACAAGGTTTAGTTCCATACTACCAGTTTACAACAACATACCAACAAGGGTTTGATCAAGGCGGGGCTAAACTATTGGCTTCTACTGTAAGACCCTATATTGGAGGTAAGAGACCTACAGGCGAAGTACTGTTGTTTAAAAAAGGAACAACACAAGTAAACTATAGCCCTGGGGCTAAACAAGAGTTTACACTTGAAAAGCTTTGGTGGGATCAAGGTATGGAAACTCTAGAAAGTAACATCCCAGAGATTAGATGTGCTGCTGCTAAAGACAGAGCAGGGGATGAGACTATGAGTAGGGGGGATCTTGCTAGAGGTAATTTCCATCCTTTAGCTGGATGGATAGTACTACCCGGCGGTGGTCGAGGGTTTAGTCTTAATGGAGTTTGGGACTACTATGGAGGTTTTGCTGGTTGGGGTGACAACTTTGGTGGTGAAGGTGGGAGTGAAATGTAATGTTTACAGACCTAATGGTATCAGGTATGTGGGATGACATGGTTGCTCTTAACGATGACACTAATGTCGATACTGGTACACTATACCCTTTTGTAGTTGTCATGAGTAATAGAGGCGGAGTGCAACAGAGTTTTAGCACAGCTATTACCAACATACCCTGTAGGGTAGATGTTCAGGTTAAAGGATTAATTCCTCAAAGAGAAAAAGATAACATTGAAGCTGAAAAAGTTATCCGGTATCTGTACTTATCTAGGGTATGGGTTAAACAGAACTCTATCATGCCTAAGATAAAAGATGAGTTCGAAACATCAGCAGGAAATCCTTTAGGTACTGTTGAAAGGTACAGGGTACTTAATGTCGATATAGAAAGTGATGACATCGACATAGAAATACTAATAGAGGTAGTAGTGTAGTGTCTAACAAACGTATCACCATGAACGTTAGAGGCTTACAAGTCCTTAAAGATAAAATAACACAGTCTTTAGGTACAGCTACTATGGTAGGTGCTCAAGCCTTAAAAGATAAAGCCTATGAGATAGCTGAAAAAGACACAGGGTTCATGGCTGAAAGTATTCATATAGTCGGCGTTGACTACTCAGAGTACGCTGAAGCTAAAGCTAATGCTGAAATCCTAAGTGCTCAAGCTTTTAAGCTAGGGAGAACACCTAAAGGTGTGAGAATTAGCAAGAAGTCTAGGTATAATTTCTTTGATGAAGTCAGACCTGAAAATCCAGAAGAGTTATGGGTAGTAGTTGGAGCAGTACACGGTATGGCTAATGAAGAAGGACATCAAGGTAGGAAACCTTTTATGTCACCTGCTGTTGCTACTACTAGTAAAGTTTTTGCTAATGAGATAAAGACTATATACAGTGGACTTCTAGTTAAAGCAGTTATCACTAAAGGACAAACAGAATGACAGTCCCTATGAATGAACTAAGTACTTTAGCTAAGTTCATATACAGTACTCTAACTGCTGATACTTATTGGCACACCACATACCCTACTACAATGTTTTACGAAGAAGTAATCCCTATTGATCCGGGATTATCTCTAACAGCAATGTCTGCAATGTTTGTGCTCAGTAGTGACAAACCAGACTTAGGTAATTTTGGGCAAAGATTGTGGAATATAGACCAGTATCAAGTAAAGGTAGTTATTGAAGGTACAGACTTTAGTGTTCTTGAGGATGCAGCGGATCAAATAGATAGACTATTTGACTGGCAGAACCAAATAGACATTAGTGCTGGCAGACCTAAATGCCAAGAGCTATATACTGACCCTGACAATAGTGCTAAACAACTTATGGTTGTTAGTATGGTAAGGAAGAAAGCACTAAAGTATATAGTATTTCAAGATGGTGTAAACTATGCTCATCTAGGTGGTGAGTACGAGATAACTTATTACCAGCCAGGAGGCTAAACGATATGGCAAGGAGATTTGTAGATACATGTGGAGATGTATATAGTGTTGCTATAGGCTCACTAGGACTATGGTCAGTGTATGGAGGATCTCCGCCACCCGGAGTAGTTAGTGGTATTTCTGGGGCTACTGGAAACTGTATACAAGTTTCTCAATTTGGTAATGGTGCTATAAAGAAACCAATAGGGTTTACATCTTCTGAAGTGATACATGGTGTAAGACTTCAATGGAACACACTACCTGGGTATTCTAACACAGGATGGGGAATGCTAGACACTGCTCAAGCACAAGTATTCTTTGTTGCGTGTACTACTTCTGGGGCACTTGAAGTATATGACCACAACAATACCCTAGTTGGAACAAGTGCAACAGGTGTTGTTGTAGCAGGAGTATGGAATTACTACGAGTTCCATGTAGTGCAAAGTGCAACAGTAGGGAGTATAGAAGTAAAACAAGCAGGAGATGTAATTCTTACTCTTACCGGTCTAAACACAAGTGCAGATCAGATTGCTTATATCTCAGGTGGAGTAAATGGTACAGTATACTGTGATGATATCTACATCAATGATACTACAGGAGCATACAGTAACACATATGATGGAGATCAATCTCTATACTTTGTTACAGGAGAAGCACTAGGAACTGTTGATGAATGGTCGTATAGTGGTGGAGCTTCAGCATGGCAAAGTGTAAACACTATTACTCCTGAAACAAACACTGACTACATAAGTGCTCCGCCTACTGGACTTCCACTAACTGAGAGAGTTTCTTCATTTACTCTACCCGGAACTGCTTCAACTATATTATGTGTTTCTCCTGTCTACTGTGGAAACAACGATAGTGGTGGTGGATCAACTATAAACTCTGTTCTCCATAGTGGAGCAGGAGATGCTTCTGGAACAAGTATAGCCTTTACTACATCAGAGCAGATGTTCATCCCAGATCACTATAGTCTAAGTCCACTTACTGGAATTGCATGGACACCTACAGAAATTGAGACACAATTAGAACTTGGTGTTAAAAGGACGGCATAAAATTGTATATAGCACAAGTAAGCCAGTTAGGGTTAATAGTATCAGTAAGACAAGACCCTATAGCTAAGATAAGACAACTAGGTCTTATTGTTTCCGCTAGAAATGCCTCAAACGTAAAGATAAGACAACTAGGTCTCATTGTTTGTGCATACGGTATCCCTTCTCCTTTACCTCTAACAGCAACCTATGTAGCTAATGAAGGCATAAGATTAGACTGGGGAATTCCAAGATCACTCTCTCCTTACGTGTACAGAGGCTACTCTATATACCGTTATCAATTAAGAGAGGTAGGTAATGGAACATTCAAAAGACTTCATGTACAGCCTTTTGTGTTTGAAGGACTAGAAGATGTTACGTATACAGACAAGAGTGTAGGCACTCATTACCTAGACATAGGTAAATTATACAGTTACTACATGACAACTGCTGTAGTGTCTAATCAACTTAGATTAGTAAATCCTCACAACACTTCTGGTATGTTTAGTTTACAGGTTTCAGTACCAGACACTTCTGATACCTCAACAGTAGCTATCTCATATACCGCACCCGCTATAGCTATACAGTCTGCATTAGAGAGTTGTGTAAACATTGGTGCAGGTAATGTAAGTGTTAGCGGCCCTGTTGGGGGGCCATGGGTCATAGCTGGTATCAATAGTCTAGCAGGAATAGATATTGGTATAAAACCTGCATGGGATCATAGATCGTCTGATACACGTATAGTGTATAGGATAGGTACAATTGAAAGTGGACCCTCTAATATAGCGTCTGCTACTTTTCTGGGATAGAAAGAGAAAGGAATTACAATGCTTATTGCAAAGACAATGCGTGGATTTCAAATTGGACTAGAGACTACACCGGGAACGGCTGTACCTGCTGATAAGAAGTTCAAAAACGCTACGATGAAACCGACTAAGAGAGATAACAATACTCAGAAGGCGGATAACGACGGTCACAAGTCTGCAATTGGAACTCAGTTAGGTAAGCGAAGTTCTAGCTTTGACATAGCAGGAAAAACATCATACAATATCATGCCTTATTGGATCAGCATGATCTACGGGATATCTGCTATTACACCTAGTGTTGTTGTTGCTTCTGAAGCTTTCTCTTATGGAAAGACAATGAGCTCAACAAACGTTGATACTCCGCAAACCATGACTATAGAGTATGGTAATAATCAAGGGTTCAACGACAGGATAGCTTTTGCTACTGCTATGGACTTTACCTTTAAGGTAAGCCAAGCAAGTTGCGAGTATGGTCTCACAGGATTTGGTCTATACCCTTCACAAAACATTACTCTTACTGCTAGCCCAACAGTCATTGCTGCTAATCTAGTTAACTTCGGAGACTTTAGGGTTAGCTATGCAGCTGCATACTCTGACTTAGGTACTGGTAAACTCTTGACAAGCAAAGAGATAGAGTTTAACGTGAAATCCAAGTACATGGGCCAGTTCTTCATTGACGATGCTACCACAAGTTTTGGTGGCATTCTAGAGAAAATCCCTGACATAACAGGACAAATAACTGTAGCTAAAGGTACTGAGAGTGATCAGTTCCTTGCACAACTAGAGACAGGTGCTCTAGGGTATCTTCAGATACAAGGTACAGGACCATTACTAGCTACTGTATCTATGGCTAACACCTACGCCAGTATACTCTACACTATGTGCATGAGTGTTAGCGGTGAAACTAATGACGAAACAGACAGTCTATATGTTTCAAAGTACGACTTCTACTCCGCAGAAGATGTAGTTAATGGCGACATAAACTGTACAGCAGTTTGTGGATTAGCTACACTATAATCATTCCCAGAGAAAATAACCCCGAGGGCCAAACTAACCTTTGGCCTTCACGTCTTGAAAGGACACCACCCTGATGACTACAAAGAAAACAGTACAACCTAATGTTGTTGTACGTGGCGATTTTGCTTCGCGCAAGAATGAACTACGTGGACCCTATGATATCTTCCTTCCTACCAACAATGTAGGCCCTGATGGTAAGTATATCATGGAGAGTTATGTAGACCCTATTACCAATGAAGATAAGCAACGTCGTGAGTTGGAAAAGGAAAGCTTTGTCACTATATGGTTTAGAAAAAACTATGCTACTCCAGGTATGGAGGAAGCATTCCGTGAGCAGCGGATCAGCGAAGAGTTTACGGAAGAACAACTTGTAGAGACAGGTGAGTTCAAAGAATACGTAAACGATAAAGGTGAACGTGTTAAAGAGCCTATCATGGAGAAACGTAAGGTAGCCACTAGAGGGCTTTATGCTACAGTACACACTGTAGTTCGTCTAGTAGGTAAGTGGGATGCTACCTTTGAAGGTGAACCAATTCCACTAACTGTAGAGGCTGTGATGAAAGCAGATCCAGATAGGGATATTCTCTATGCTATCCTTAACAAGCATACTGAAGTCTACTCACCCCCAAAGGAATAGCGCAGGGTATAGCCGAATGGGTACTGTCCGGTGGGTCATACGGTATCTATTGTGATCAGTTCATGTTGTCTAGAGCAGCTAAAGCATTAAACTGTTCAACATTTGAATTGGTAGATCGACCAATAGATACTGAGTATGGTGACTGGACACAGTGGGGTATAGTCTGCGCAGAAGTAACTAATATAATCCGACAAACCTACCCGGATTATGAGTAAGAAAGATGGCGAGAGTTTATGTCTATTTATGAAGTAGCTGAAGTTGTTGCATCGCTTAGAGCCGATGCCGGACAATTCATAAAAAGCTTGAATGACGCCATTGCTCTTATGAAACAGTTTAGTAGTGTTGGCGAACAATCCGCTGATGCTACATCTAGAGCCTATCTTGATGAAGCTGCTAAGATAGCAGCAGCAATACAGAAACAGGCAGAACTTGAGATTAAAGCAGCTAACCAGAAGGCAGAACTAGCCTATAGATCTGGACAAGAGACTGCTGACACTTATAAAAAGTTTGTTGACATTCAGTTAGACTACACTAAACTCTTGAACAACGAGCAAATGACAATGGCTCGTACTGCTGCTGATATCCGCAAAGCACAGATGCAAGCAGAGACTAGAGAGTTTCAGGCACAACTACATATACGTGAGAATGCCCTTAGAGCTAGTGTAGTGGCTAGTGGTGGGAATTGGAGACAAAACCTTAGAGATAGAGAAACCTATTCTAACACCAAAATACTAACTAACCCTGCAGGAGTATACTCTACTGCTGAACAAGAGACTGCATCCCAAAAACTAATAGCATTAGCTAAAGAAGAACAACTTGCTAATGAGAAACTTACTGCACAGATAGAAAAGGATGCAGCGGCTAAAGTTAAGGCTACAGAGGATGAAGTAGCTCGACGAAAAGCTGCTGTAGCTAATCTTGCTAGGTTTGAGTACGAGCAGGGTAATCTTAGTGCTGAAGCTTACAAAGTATTCCTAGAGCGTAGACTAGCTGCTGATACAGAGTATGGTGCTGACTACAAAGCTACTCAAGTTCAGCTAATGGCTGTTGAAAAAGATCAACTAACTGAGATACAAGCCTACAATGATAAAGTATCAAAGGGTATAGATGAAAGTTGGAAACAGTCTGCAAAGAACAGGATAGAGTATGAGAAGATGGTTGCTGATGCTTCAAAAGAAGCTGCTGCAAGTTCTTCGTTTGTTATATCCAAACAATTTGCTGATAGAGATAAAGTTCAGGCTGGAAAACAAGCTGGCTCAAGTCTAGTTGGATCTACATTTACAGGACTAGGTAACGTAGCTGCTGGAATAACAGCTGTCAGTGCAGCCTCTGCATTAATGTCTAATCAGTTTGAACATGATATGGTGAGTATTGGCGACAACACCACTATGACAACAGGCGACATCGAGAAGATGAAGTCTACGGTTCTTTCTCTGGGCGATAATGTAGGTGGTAACTTTGATGATATAGCTAAAGGTTATATGCACATTTCCAACTTTGGAAATGATGCTGCGGATACCACTAAGGAATTAACTCTAGCTACTAAAGAGGCTGTAGCAACTGGCGCTAATGCTGAAGATATTGCTAATGCTCTAGCTACCTCTCTAAACATTTGGGGAGCAGGTGCTAAAAATGCCGCAGGGTATATGGATGTACTGCATGATGCTGCTGCACAAGGTAATTTAACTGTACAAGACTTTAGTTCAAGTGCTGGTCCAGCTTTAGCTATTGCTGCTGAAATGAAAGATCCATTCTATGATGCAGCAGGTGCTATCAGTGAGCTATCCAAACAAGGGTTTAATGCTTCTGAAGCTGTAACACAAGTTAAGTCTGTTATTTCACATATTTCAGACCCAACTAATGAAGCAACTAAACACTTGGTTGCCTTACAGGAAGCATTCAAGTTACGTAATCCAAACTCTAACATTGATCTTCTTAAGGACTTCACTCAAGAAGGTATTCAAGCTAAACACTTGCTTGGTATTTTTCAAGATTTAGCTACCGTAACCGGGGGAAATGCAACTTTAATCTTCCCAGAGCTGTCCGCGTTACGTGGGGGCATTGGTGGGGTATCTGAAATCCAGAACTTACCTGCACTTCAAAAGGAAATAGCTGAATTAAGAGCTAGACAACTAGAGAATACAGGATCATCTGTAAATACCATCTTTAACAGAGCTAATGCTGAAGACCCTACACTTCAATTTAGTAGGCTTAGTAATCAGCTGAAGACAGAGTTTATCCCTATTGGGATAGAAGCTACAAAAATCTTTATAGCGATGGCACCTGCTATTGAAGGTGTTGCTAATGTAATCCTAGACTTAATGAAACAGTTCCAAGGATTACCAAAGATATGGCAAGAAGTTGTAATAGGTCTAGGTGCTGCTGTTCTTATAGATCAATTCACTGGTCTATTCTCTATTCTAACTAAGATACCTGTGGCTCTAACTACAGTGACTAAACTCTTTAGTGGAATAAATGAAGCTGTTGCACTTGCAGCCGGTGGTGCTGGTACATTTGGTGAGGCTCTAGGGGCTACGGTACTTGCAGGAACAGGACCAGTAGCTTTAGCTATTGTGGGGATATTAGCTTTAGGTGCAGCTATATGGGGTATATCTAAAGCCTTTAGTGATGCAAAACAGAAACAAGATGATTTCTATAACTCAACACATACAGGTAATGCGTTAACGGATCTAAATAACAGTCTATCCCAGAGACAAACGGAACTAGCCAGTGATCAGTCTACCTATCGTTTCCGCACCATGCCTGACAATGTGAAGAACAGAGATGCTCAGGATCAATACTTCATCACAGAGTTAAGTCAAATTAAAGCTAATATGGGGACAGGTAATACTAGTGTTTTGGATACTAGAATTACAGACATTACAGGTAAGATAGCTGCTTATCAGGCAGACCTTACTAAGATGCAAGCCCAATACTCTACTCCGGCAGGGCAAAGGAATAATGAACTTCAAGGCAATATGCAAAAGGTTCAGGATAGACTTGCTCAACTTAACAGTACTCTATCTACATACAATGAACTTAAACAACTTGATCTAAGGTCTGCACCTACTTATACGGGGTCTGATAGTTCGAGTAGTATAGCCCAGACTATAGTAGAGACTGGCGAAAAGATGGGGGCTACTAAAGCACAGATACTATCTGCTATAGAGACTGGTATAGTTGAGAGTAACTTAAAGAACTTGCCTAATCTCGGTAAGCATAATGATCATGACAGTGTAGGTGTGTTTCAGCAACGTGCAGGTGAGACAGACAAATGGGGTAGTGTTGCTGATATGATGGACCCTGCTAAATCAGCAGCATCATACTATAGGCATTTAATACCTGGGTGGGATAGCAGCAAAACACCGGGTGAAAATGCTCAGAAAGTGCAAGTATCTGCATTCCCTAAACGTTATGATCAACACCAATTGGATGCTGAAGCATTACTCAATAAATACTATACTGGCTCTGATACATCTAATACTAGTGGCGGAGTTAATCCTGTTACTCCTGACTACTTAGATAAGTTCAATGCTAATCAAAAGATTGCACTGACTGATGCAAAAGAACTTGCTAAACAAAAGAAAGAAGCACTTACTCAATATAATGATGAGATAGTTAAGCTAGAAAAGATACTTGCTCTAAAGGTTAAGGCTCAACCTTTTGATAGCAGCAACTATCTAGACAGTGCGATGTTTGACCTTCATCACAAACTAGGTCCAGTGAATACTCCTGCTCATGCAAAAGTACTAGAGGGTGTAGCCAATCAGTTAGATGCTGCTTCTCATGCAAAGTACGCAGAAAACATAACAGATAAAGCTTCAAGTGCTCTTGATAAAGCACAAGACCCTACCCCTACATGGCTTAAGAACCTAATGTCTAATATACCGGGCATTACTCAAGACATGTGGAAACAACTAGGTACTGTAGGTAAGAAACTTGCTGATGGGCTTACTGAAGCACAAGAGAAACTTAAAGTATTCTCTGAAAGTATAGAAGTAGCTAACGCAAACACTATAGCTCATGCTGCCTTAGTAAAAGCGCAATATGATGATAGATTATCACTCCCAGAAAATAAAGCCCTAAAGACTGCTGTGGGCGATGCCGGTGGGGTAGATAAGTGGATGCAAATGGGTGATGGTTCTTCACCTGCTCAGAAGGTATTCTTACAAGGTGCTCAACAGCAACTAAACACTGAGGATGAAAAGTTCTTAAGGGATCTAAAGGCTGCACATGAGAAGGCAATCTCTGATTTTAATAAGAAGTACAACCCTTCACTATATGATGCCGGACAAGAAGCTGTAGATGAGTACCATAAGACTAATCCTATTAGTGGCGGTGGACAAGTAGAAGATCAGATAAGGGCTAATGCTAACCAGACTGAGGCGCAAAGTTCTTATGACCCTATAATGTCTGAGATACAGAAAGTAAAAGAAGGTACAGAAGGTCTAAAGTTTGCCCTATCAGACATGTACAATCCTGCTCAGAAAGCAGTAGATGAATGGGCTAACACAAACTCTGTTGCGATTGCTAGCATACGTAAGAACTTAGGTGATGCTGCTGACACTGCTATAAGTAGTACTGAAGACATGATTAGAGCCTACACTGTAGCTCAACAGAAATCAGATCTTCAGTTATCCACACAAACTATGACAGACAAGTTGAGTGGTGAACAGAATATGAATAGACTTTATTCTAGTTCTGGTGATCAAGCAGTAGCAGCATGGGAAAACAGTCCTGAAGGTAAGTCCTTCATAAATTCTCTAGGGGCAGATAGTCAAGCTATACTAGACCATGAAGCTGCTATAAAGAAAGTAACTAATGCTGAAGCTGCTTTAGCAGTAGCAGAACAAGCGCGACAAACTTTACTTAGTGGTAGTGTAGAGGCTATAATGGGAGGTCTACAGGCTGGACTATTTGGTAACCCACAAGCTACAGGACAATTGCAAACACAGAAGTACGATGAACAGTCTCAGTTGATGCAGTATCAGATGCAGCAATTACAATGGAAACAATCATACCCTAATGATGCAAATGATCCCTATACCCAGAGAATACAGCAGATACAACAGCAGATACAAAAGACACAAGATCAGCTAAACCAAATGGGTAACTCATTTGGTGCAGTGTTTACACGTATCTTTGATAGTATATACCAAACATTTGTGAAGACACTACAGAAGATTGCTATGGCCTATATACAGTCTCAATTAATGCAGTTACTGCAAAAGGGTTTATCTGGTCTAGGGTCTAGTTCAGGTGGTGGAGGTTTCTGGGGAGCAGTATCTTCAGGTATAGGTGCTGTGTTAGGTATAGCCGGGGGTAGTGCTAAAAGTGGTGGAACTAGTGGAGGGTCTACACCACCATTCATGGGAATACCTACAGCGGCTAATGGATGGGAAGTTCCCGGCATGGAGGGACTTGGAGATGTATACCCTGCAATGCTTAAGCCCAAAGAAGTAGTACTACCTGTACCACTTGCTAAAGGGCTAAAGGGTATGATAGCTGCTAATGGTGCATCTGGCATTGGTGGTGGTATGAATGTGACTAACAATACTGTTAACCAATACATTACTACTCCTGACATTAGAGGGTTTAGATCCTCAGCAGCTACTCAACGACAACAAGCACTGAAGCTAATTAGACCATAGTATAGAGAGGTTAGTGATGGCTATATATGATTTTCTTGAGATGCAACTAGTTACTAGGATAAGTGGATCTAAAGGCGGACTATCCTACATCAGCATAGTTGTCACTAACCCTTCTGTCCTAGATACTACATTCCCACAAACATCTAGAGGTTATTGGAAAACAGAATTAGATCTTTCCCAGAGAAGTAAGAATGAAATGAAAGCCATAACTGCTTTTTGGGCAGCAGCTAAAGGCAAGAGTGTAGGGTGGCGATACAGAAACCTAAGAGAGTACTATACAAGTTCCGATGCAGGTGTTGGAGGGATACAAGCGCCAGAAAGTATTCCAGGCTATACTTCAGGTACTTCCATGCAGTTAACACATATACGTACACAGTTTGGTGATCCTGAAACAGTACTGATTACTAAACCTGATATAAACTCTATGGGTGGAACTACAGGTGATGGTTCAGTACCATTCTATTTATATCGTGATGGTTCACCAACTCCATGGCCTTCAGCTAGTAACTGGACTTTAGACGTAACTAAAGGTATAGTAACTTTTGCTTCAGATCAGACAGTACATACTTTTGAATGGTATGGTAGTTGGGATCAACCTACACGCTTTGATGTAGACGATCAAGATGCTGCATGGGTAGATTTTGATGTCATGGAGTGGAAGTCAATTAAACTCCAAGAGATACAACTAACCTTTGGATAGGAACATACATTATGCCCAGAGATATATCGGGACCAATGCTTGCTCATCTTGCCAAAAGAGTTGTGACACTTACAACACTAATAAAGATAGAGAGAACAGATGGCGTAACTCTTTGTTTTACATCATGGGATGTGCCTGTACTTTATAGTGACAGTAACACATATCTTCCAGCAATATCAATGTCACCATCAGGAGTTAAAGGAAACTCTGATCTAACCACAGATCAAATGGATATTATAGCCGCTATAGATAGTGTCTATATTACTGAAGCTGATATAGATGCTGGTCGATACGATATGGCTTACTGGACAGTGTTTAGAGTTAATCCTTTTGATATCACAATGGGGCCTATCATAGACCTTGTTGGATACACAGGAAGTGTAGACTATGCAGAAGGTCAATTGACGGTTGCCATTAATTCTCTGGGACAGAGATTAAATCAAACATTTGGGGATGTAATAAGCCCAATGTGTAGGGTTAAGCAACTAGGTGATGGACAGTGCAAAGTAATCATTGGAGATTTTACGTTTAGCGGAATGGTGAGTACTGTTTCTGGGAAAAGAATAATAACCTTTAGTGACACCAACATTACTGGTTACTATGATTACGGAATGATTATCTTCAACTCTTTAGGTGCAGGTGGTGGATCTAATCACAACCTTATGATGGAAGTAAAATCTTCAGTGTCTAATGGTGTTTGTATAGCTACGTTGTATGGAAGTCCAACAGCAGGGACTTTCACGCTGACAGCTTCAACAGGTGGGGTACCCCAAACTACTGCCCCAATACCTTACAACGCTGTGGGAAGTACCGTACAGGCCGCTCTAGAGGCACTCACGAATGTTGGAGTAGGTAATGTAACTGTCACAGGATCAGCAAGAGGGCCATACACAATAACACCTATAGGGTTGTTAGCTGGATTGT